TGCGCAAAAGTGGTCCTGAAATACGTCCTACTGGATTGGGCATGTTGCTCCTATCTTATAGTGTATTTATTTTTTTGGTAGGCTGCGTTATTTGTCAAAATTGTGCAACACAGTGACTGGTTTGCCCGAAGGCACTGGGGTGCCAAAATATAGATAAAGATTATTGCCCAGAGTGGCCACCAGCATGTATCCACTGGATCTGGTCAGTGTGAACACTGCTCCGCCATATGTGGCACTGATTCTTAGGGTGGTGGCGTTAGGAATTGAATGTATGAAATACGCAGTGCCATCCACTAAATTTCCAAAATTTGTGCCATTGAATGAAATCTCCTGACCCACTGCCATGTTGCTGGTGCTGACCAATGTGATTTCATTGCCCACTGAAGTGACAATACCAAATGCTGTGCCAGGTGCTGCGGTTGCGTTGGCATAACTGACTGTGCTGACTGTGCAGGCTGTTACTGTGGCTGATGCGTCGTTGTAACCAGCTGGAGTCATGCCTCCCACTGTGATTGTTTGTCCCACATAGAATGGTGCATTTGCTTGTGCGGCAAAAGTGAGTGTGGCTGTAGCGCCCGTGCCAGTGGCTGCTGTGACTGCTAAAGATTCAGCAGCAAATGTTTGTGATGCCACGCTGGTGGCTGACGGCGTTCTGCCATAACCAAATCCTGCTGCGTAATTGCCTGCACCTGCTGCAGTGGTCAAAGCAACTGGAGATCCACCTGCTGTGGCACTGATAGTAATCTGTGTGGCATTAGGAATGGAAAGAACAAAATATATTTGAGTTGTTACAATATTTCCTAGAGCAGTGTCAAACATTATCATTTGATTGATTGCTAATCCTGCTGTGGATGCTAAAGTGACTCTATTGGTGCCTGTGGTAGTTGCGCTGTAAGTGCCGGTGTCATGAGTGATGTTCACTAGACCTTCCACAGTGCTCACTGTGGCATATCCAGGGTCATTTTCATTTGCTGGAAAGGTTTCATTGATTTCCAACACTGTGGGTGTGACTGATGCTATGGTGTAATATCCATTGTTGCTGGTGGTGCCAGACACAAATATAATTTGACCGTCATAAAATCCTGCATCTTCAAAATCCACAATGCCCACATTGTTGCTGAATATGGCTGAAGTGTTGGCAGCATAGGAGCCCGAAGTTGGTTTACCTGCTATACTAAAATCTACAAAATAAGCCATTTGCGCACTGTTATAGTAACAAGGATTCTGTATAAAAATATAGTTGGTGGTAGGTATCTGCAGCACATTCTCCACCAACACTAATATCTGTGCTGGAAATTGAGGCACTGGAGTGACTGGATCATTGGCATCCAATGCACCAAATAGATGTTCCACATTGTCACCGTTGCCTAAATTTTGTGCAGTGATTAATTTGGGTGCGTCAGTTCTGAATCTTTTCCAATCTGGAGTACCAAATGCTGGATTGGCTTCGTACGCTTCAAAATTTTGTGTGGTGGTGTTGTAGCGTATCATGCCCTCCACATTGTAACCTCTTTGACCTGTGGTGCCTTTGGGCAGCAATAATGAGCTGGTGCTGTCTATGCTGGCCTGTTCATCTGCACTGTATTTGATTCCTCTGCCATTCAAGGAAGACTGATTGGTGGATTGTTTTTTAAGATATCTCATTACACTACAAAGTAACTCACTGTGACCAGCAAGTCGCCATTTGTTCCACCGTTTTGTTGAAATGATAATTTGTCTCCTGTGGACAGCACTAATTTTTCTGTGTCCATAATGAAAGAATCACCTGCTTCCACACTGGCTGCTGCAACTATTTTGTTTTTATTGTCGTTGATGGCTTCACCGTTTAGCACTGCGTACAAAGAAAAAGTTGCAGTGGCGCCGCCTTTGTTACATACCACTATGGTAGTGAATGCCCAAGTTTGTGATGCAGTCACAGTGAAATTCACCGGAGTGCTTGTGTTCATTTGTGCATTATCAATGGCCATATTTCTCCTAAAAAATTAAACTGAAAAGCAAAGCTCTGTTTTTGCTTATCATTTCATCTCTAATATTACTACTATTTACATAAAAAATGCCTGTCTTGCCTGCACCCTGAGCGCCAGTGTACACTTTCACGCCCATTGTGTCATAGGCTGGATCACTCACAGCAGCTTTGATAAACAGTGTGTCATCAATTCTCACTGATTGAGCCCCTGTGGCCTGCAATACCAAATCTCCACCTGTGCCGGGTGCTGATATAGTGCTTTGATCTATTCTCACCTCAGATAGATTGATTTGTTGCTGTAAAAAATCCACTTGATTGTTTAAAAATGTGTTTTTTAATACGCCATCAATTTCTATGGTGGCTTTGCTGACAGGGTCTCCAGATGCTGTGTCATACACTCTCACTTCTGTGTTGTCTGTTTCTATGAATGTGGGTGCCAGTGTGGCTATGGCTGTGGCTATTTCATCATCCACGTATTTTTTATTGGGTAAATCATTGTCGTTGACCACAAAAGTTTCATATGCAGTTTTGTATGCAGTGATTGCTCCTGAGCCTCCTGGTTGCAGATAAATGGCTCCACCTGAATGTATGTTGTGAGTGCGCAGTCCACTAAGATTGCCGTTCTGCATGCGCAAAGTAAAACTGCCCGAATTCACTGAAGCACTGTCAGGATTATTGTAAAGCAATGCTTCGTCCCAAAGTATTTGAGCATCAACCAATGTACCTCTGTCAATTCTAATACCTGCTGTGCCTAATGTTACTCCTGTGCCACCTTCACCTTCATTGATAACTATGATGTTGTCTTTGACCACCATGTTCTCTGATTGCACAGTGGTGTTGTCACCTTCTACTACTAAATTTCCTGTGATTCTCACAGTGCCCACTTGAAGGCCAGTGTCCAATTTGATTTCTCCAGCATCTTGTACTTTTATGCTGTAGTTTCCATCTAAAACTCTTAAAAATTTTGACATCTTTTACTTTTTTATATTGGGGGGATTGCTCCCCCCAATGGTGTTATTATATAGCAGTTAGTTCAATGTAGTCTTGTGTGGAATCGTTCACAAGAGTCCATTTGTATTTCAAGCCAGCGCTGTCAATAAATCTGCGTTGTGTAATTTTTGCCGCATATTTTGCAGTACCACCTGATGTTGCAGGGTTACCGCTAGCACCTGTGCCAGCCACATATCCAGTGATTCTCATTTCACCACTAGCAGCTGGAGCACCAGCTACTAATTTTGCTCTTACTTCCACACTAGATGATGTATCCTGCACTTTGTATCTTTTAGATCCAACTTGTTTGACGATGAATACGTCGTTTTGATTTGATCCACTTATAAAAGCTTCACATCTTATACCTGTGTTACCAGTGTACGTGCCAAACGCACTTTTTCTTATTGGTCTTCCCATTTGTTTCTCCTTTTAACGTTCTATGTTATACGCGGTGGGTTAAACCGCATAAACCTCAAACAATGTGTCTGAAGTAAGTTTATTTATCTTTTGGCGAGTGTTGCTAATAGCTCTAGTTTTGAGAATGTTTTGAGATGATTTTGTGCCTGCATTAGCAGCAGTTTTGCTTGTTCTAGATATTGTTCTTTTTTAGTTTGTCTATACATCACCAGTGCGTCTGCACGCTTGTTCATCATTTTGTCTATTTGATCTCGTATGCGTCTAATTTCATGTGCAAACATGGGATGGTTTTTGATCCATTCATTCAGTTGTTTGCGCTGTGCCATGTAGCTTTCCATTAGATCTTTTTCTGATTGCTTGTCTAACATACAGTTATTTACTGCAGTGTATGAGTTCTCTGGCTCCATAAGATATCATGAAATCAGCGCCTGATCTGATAAAAACTTTTCTAGTTTCCTCCAGTAATGTTTGAGATTTTTCACTTTTTTGTATGCTGAGAAATTCACCACTGGTTTGATACACACCCACTGGTTTATTTGTGGCCTGTTTAATGGGCAACACTAAATCTATGCTGGTAATACCTGGTTTGACCAGTAGGTAATCTGCCCCTTGATTGGCATATTGAGTTGAACTCTGTATGGCTGTTGCTCTATCCAACACATCCAATTGATACCATCTCTCTGAACTGGGTGTGGAATCCATGATACTTCTGAAAGGTTCATACAGCACACTTTTGAATTTAGTGCCATAGCTCAATATTTTTTTGTCTGTGATTGCTCTCAAAGTGGCTGCTGTGTTGGGTTGCATATCACTGTGTGCCACACAGTCTGCTCCTGCTGCCAAATATGTGCTGGCTTGTGATTGCAAAAATTTTTGTGTGGCTGATGCATCATCAGGCACGCAGCAGTGTCCGTCTGTGCGTGTGCCGCAGAGGCAAACATCCACCATTAAAAATATTTTTTTTTGAAATTCTATTTTGATTTTTTCTATGTGTGAACCAAAGGTTGTCCAATTGGGATCATCTGTTTTGTTGTGAGTGGTGTTGAATATCAAAAAATTTTTGACACCTAAATCAATATCTTTTTTGATTCTTTCTATGGCTCCATTTATGCTGAAATTCATGTTGTCACAGCCAAGCAGTCCCATCTCACTGTCTTCTCGATCACTCACAAAGATAGGCTGAATCAGTTCTATGTTGTTGGTGTGTTTTGATAAGCTGCCAAACATAAGCGTATTATACAGAAGATTTTTGGTGGTGTCAAGACTGATCGATCAGTCATAAAAAAAGATAGGGGGTTTCCCCCCTATCCCTTTTGGTGTTCTTTTCGATTTATTATGAGAACGATAAGTTTGATACGCTAACTTTTGACAAATAGTCAGCTGCGTTACCTAAAGATGACGCAGTGTTTGACAATTCTACATAACCATATCTTGTTAAGAAGGAAATGGTTGGTTCAAAAGTTGATGGATCAAGAACAACACCTGAGCTCATTAGTGGAATGTATGGGCAGTAGAACGCAGGAGCATCTGATTCAGATGAACCTTTGTATCCTACTAAAACATCATCACTTGATGCATAGGTGTTAACATATACTTTCATAGAGCTGTTTAAAGTTCCTACCAATTTACTGTTGGTTGGAGCTTCAAAAGAACCTTCAGTTGTTCTTGCGAACGCTGAAGTTGTAGCTGATTGAAGTACAGTTAAAGCAGTTGGAGATACTACAGCGTAGTTTCCAGCGCCTCTTCTTGTTCTTTGTGCAATCAAATTTGCTGCTCTGTTGATTAACACTGCTAATGCAGCGTGTTCATCACCAACGAAAGTAGCAGTTCCAGAAACCGCTGATTGGTCATAAGCGAAAGCTGCAGTTCCAGCTAATGAACTTAATGAACCAAGGATTTCTTGATCAATCTCAGCAGTAATTTCTTGAGCAAGTGCTGCCATAATTTCTGCTTCGATATCGATGCCTTGTTGTGCTTGTGCATCTTGAGCTGCTTCGAATGTCCATCTTGCAGATAATTTTCTGCTTTTGGCTTCTACGGTTTGCTTCAAGATTTGGATTGATAGTTTCTTACCACCTGAACCTTCTAAAGCCGCAACAGAGGCTGCCTTAGTGGTTGAGTTATCGCCAGAATATGCTTCTGCGATTTTGAAAGGTGATAACGCTTCTTCACCAGCAACGGTTGTAGTTGTACCGCTTGATGCTTCTGCATATCTTACTCTTAATGTGTGGATTTGTCCCACAGGGCCTGTCATTGGCTGCACGCCCACTAATTCGTTGGCGATAACAGTTGGCATAACCCGTCTTATCACTGGTAGAATTACTCTATTCAGAGTAGCTACGTTACCTGCAGAGGTCGCACCAGAGGATGCTGTTTCAGCGATGTACTTCTTTGTGTTTTCCAAAGTAACATCCATCACAGATCTCTTGTTGCCTTTTAAACCTTCCAGTAACGCTGACTTCGTTTCCGACCAGCGAGCTTCTGTTAGTTCTGACATTTTATTTGTCTCCTTTGTTGTTTATTATAAACCAGCAAGTCTTCGAATTTCAAATATGTTTTTCTCGAATACTTGTCTAATGTTAGTATTTGTATTTGTTTTGTCGCCTGTTACTTCAGTGCCTTCTTTTAAAGCCTGTTTAGACTTTGCTGGGGTATTGCCGTTGATTACCGCTGGCATGTATTTGTCAAACGCCGATCTTAATTTCGATGTTTGTACAGTTTCCAGTAAGTTCTTCATTATTTCTTTTTGTTCGGTGTTTAGAGGAGCTGTAAGCTCACCAATCACCACTGTTCTCTCTGCTGCATCTTTCGCCGATTTTATTTCTTGGTCTTTAGACTCAATTAATTTGGCATTCTCCTGTGCAGCTTTTTTCGCATCTTCTATTTGTTGATCTTTGATCTTGACCACTTTTAGAAGTTTAGCTGTTTCTGATTTTTCATTGAGATAGCTGTTGGCATACTCTTCTGAAAAACTTTCAAACAGTCTGCGTCCAAAGTCGTTCTTTCTTGCAGAATCAATGTCTTCTTTCAGTTGACTAATTTCTTTCTTAAGAACTTTGTCCACTGTGTCAGATACCAATGTTGCACTCTTCTGTATGAAATTCTTGCGAACTTTTGCAAAGTGCTCTTTTGCTTCTCTGATTAGTCTTACTTTTGTTTCTGCTACGTCTTGTTTGTCTTGATGAAATTCTGCGATTTCTTTTGACAGAGCATCCACCACAAAATCTTCCAGTCTGCTGAAATTTTCAGACATAACTTTTTGATCTGCGTGTAATTCTTCGATTTCCGCTTGTAATCTTTCAAACACAAAATTTTTAAGAGCTTCTGTGTTTTTTGTCATAGAAATTGCGTACTGAGCTTTTTGATCAGCTAATTGTTTGCGATCTTCTGCAAATTCAGCTATTTCTGCTGTCAATTTTTCTGATACTAATTTGTCCACGGCATCCACTAACTGTGCTTTGTCGTGAGCATATTTCTTAGCAAACTCTTCACGTAATTCTGCTGTGGCTGCAGTTTTATTTTCTGCAACTTTTGTATTCCAAGCAGCTTCGATTTCGGCTCTGATCTCTTTTGAAATTGCGTTGTTTTCAAAAAGCGATTTCAGTGCATCTAGCATTGTTTTTTCTCCTATTTGTTTACCGGAGTTTACTGATGATATTCACCAGTTGTTCCTTTAAGTATTGTTGTGCCTCTGTGTCCCTTGCGATGTTTAAAGCTCTATAGCCACCTTTTGCATTTAACAAGTGTTCATAAATGGGGGTGGGGTATGCGCCCGGAGCCGAAGGTTGTGCCACAATGTCCACAGTAATGATTTCAAATTCACTCACTGTGCCTGAGCCATCTTCTCTCACGTTGCCGCTGCCACGACTAGAGACTCCTAGTTTTACGCCGCTTTCCAGCATTGTTTTTACTAAGAGTCCCATAGGCGTTGGTAATATTTTTAATTTCCCATGTCCGTTTGGCCCATCCATCCACATACTTGACAGCATGTGACTGACGCGATCCAAATTGATATTGAGACCTTCTGGATGATCCACTTCGCCCAACACTGAGTAACCACCTTTGATTTGGTCATTAAGTGTGTTGACAGCCCTACTGATTTCACTAACAGGATACACTCTTTGATTGGCGTTCTTCACACCTCCCTGAATGCAGATACCTTTCATGTAAAGGCTCTTACCCCCGTTTTTGTCTTCTGTAGACTCGACGACCAAACCTGCTTGGTCAAATGTCAATGTTTCACGTAGTGTTAACATCTAATATGTAGTTCCTTTTAGTTACTACTTGCTACCCAAAACGCTGGTGGTATTATCTGCCTTATCAGCGGTTTCTGGGCCTTTGGCTTTCACCATTTTGGAAGCATGACCGCCTGGCACATTCACGTTGCCTGCGTCATGTTTTTCAGCTTTTGGAGCTGGTCTTCCTTTTTCTTCTGAACCTACTATATCAACAGCTTTTCCACCCATTGCTTTTGCTTGCTTTGGTGTTGGAGATTTTTCGTTGTCAGTGTTGTCTGCGTGTTTCACAGCAACTTTGTCAACGTATTCTCTCATTTGTTCTCTGTCGCTTTTGGATTCAGCAGCTGGTTGTGCGCCAAGTTCGGAAGTTACAGGAGCTTGCGCTACTGGAATTTCCTCTGCACTTGGTTGAACTTCAACAGCTTCTTCTTTTTCTTCGCTGTCTTTGTCGCCTTCGTCTGACATCATTTTTTCAAACTCAGCTTTTAGTTCTTCCACTGCATCTTCTAGATCTTCGATTTTGTCTTCGATCTTATCCTCTTTGGAATGTTCTTTGTCATCAGACTTCTTTGCATCTTCAATGTCTGCAAGCATGTCATCAGTAGCATCACCACCAACTTCTGTGGTTGCAGCAACTGGTGCAGCCACTTCAGCAGCTGGTGCCACAGTGGTTTCTGCAGTTGCAGTGTCTGAAGATTCTTTCTTCATTTCTTTTGAATCTTCTTTGGAATCTGCTTTTGCGTCTTCTTTGTCGTGTTCTTTCTTGTCTGACTTTTTCTTAGCTTCGTCTACTGTTGTGTCTGCTGGTGCATCTGCAACTTCAACATCTGCTAGGTCTGTTTCTAATAAATCTGAATAGATTGCTCGGCTTTTTTCCACAACTATTTCATGAAATAGCGCTTCAGCTGCCGCTCTGTCGTCAGCGGTAAGTTTTTCTAGCATCTGTTCAAACTTGTTGATTTCGTTTGACATGTGTTTCTCCTTTGGTTAGTTTTCGAATAAGGCTGTCGTGTTTATTTAACAATTTTGTCTAAAAGTGGGCAGATATAGGTTGTTTTTGACTAGTTTTGTGGAGGTTTTGGTCTGCAGTACAAACTGCGAAAATCCGCCACTGTGATCTCTGAATAGTTTTGATATTTTTTGAAATCATCCGCTTGATAGCCCATTCCTATGGTTTCCACCACTCTCACATACTTGTTTTTGGGGTATTTTTGTATGATCATGCCTGTTTGACGCTGCCAATTGCCATGATATGTGGCAGGATCTGTAAGTTTTCTATAGTTTCGGGTGCCTCCGTAGATGTTATTCAGTTTGCCTTCAGTGGTGCCTACAAAATCAAATCCCAGCAAATAAAACAGTTTGTGCTTGTGTTCTGTGGCTAACCACAGTGCTGTGGGGCCTGAACTCCAGCCTTGACTGGGTTTAAAAAAGTGTAATCCAGGATGTTTTTCTAAGTTTTTGTTGGGATTAGTCCACACTTCATGACGCATCTGCCATTTGGCTTCACATATTTCATTGATCATTTTAGCATCAACAGCAATGAGATAGTGTGGTGCGTAATCTCTGTAGAGAGCATTACAACCATAGGTTCTGCCCCATTCTCTGATATGATCCAGTCTGATTGACTTGCGACTGACACCATTGCCCAACACAAAAGCAATGCTGGTTTCGCCGACGTAGGCAGGCTGCACAGGGGCAGTAGCCACTGGCACATTGACATCCATCGGCACTGCCTGTTTGCTTGCTCTGTGCTGGTGTTTGGCTGCTTTACGCTGTTGTTTCAGCAATTTCCACTGTGCTTTAGTGTATAAGCTCTTGTCTAGTTTGGCCATTGGTAGGCTGTAAAGTTTATGCTGGCGGTTGGTTACTTGCTAAACCGTACATTTTGCGAACAAATTCTAATTCCTTGGTTTGCTCTGCGCTATGAAATTCACTGGCTTTTCTAGCACGATTGATCTGTGATAGCGTCAGTCTAGTTTTGCGTGTGTCTCCTTTGTTGATGATAGATTGATCATATTTAGGGTCGTATAGACTGTGAATAGCAGAATCCATCTCGTTTTTGTCAAAGTAAAAGATTTCACGCAATAGCATGAAATTATTTATCTTTAGGTGGTGGGTGTTGCGCCTGGTGTGGCTGGTGGAGTTACTGGAGCATCAGCTTCAGGACTCTGTGTTGCAATATCAGTTTGCATATTTGTAGGAGTGATGCCTGCACTGCGCAGTTCAGCCCCTGCTGCTGTAGGTTTAATTTTGAACTGTTCATCATTTTCTTCACGCCATAATCTTTCATTCTCTGACAATTCTTCTGCAGTCAAGCCTAAAAATCTCATCAGCGCATATCTGTTGCTGATGTAAGGTATCTGTGATACCTGTGTAAATGTTTGTACCCTATTGTTGTCCAGTTCTGCTTGCCTGTAGCTGGCAAAATTTTGTGGCGTTTGGAACTTGATATCGAACATGCTGACATCTATGTTCACACCTTTGCTCAATAAAAATTTTTTGAAATCATTGTTGAATTCATCTGAAATTAAATTTTGCAGTCTTTCACAATAGTTGTTGAATCTCAATTCCTGTATGTAGGCTGTGCCCACTCTGCCGTCGGAATATTGTGCTTGTCCGTCATCGGGACCTGTGGGCAGATAAGAACTGGGAATACGTAGACCACGCAACAGTTTGTTAGTGAAATATTTCAAATCATCAATTTCACCAAGATTGGTACCACCCGGCAGAGTTTCAACTTTGGATCCACGACCCTCTGCTGTTTGCGGGAAAAAGAAATCTTCATTTATGCTGAGTGGATTGTAGGCAGAATCTATCACATTGGTGCCACCACCTGTGGCAGATGGAATACGTCTTTGATGAATTTCAGTTTTTACTCTCTCCACAAATTGCATAGCCAAATGAGATGGCATATTGCCCACGTCCACATAGAACACACGTCTTTCTGGGGCTCTTTGCACTCTGTAAATAATGATTGCGTCTTCCAGCAATTCTTTTTGTTTGTACACTTTAAAGATGCCTTCCAACAAACTGTTGCCAAAAGGAAAGTTGTTGTCTAAACCTTCACTCAAACTCAAATGTATCACATGTTCCGCACTCACTGC